TATAGTCTTCCTCCAACCTTCCTTTTCAGGAAGGTAGTAGGTGAAGGCGCCGCTAAACCAAATGCGACGCTTCGTTTTGACTGTGCGGGTAACTGTACCACCCGTGATAAGATACGGATCGATATAAGCATCCTTGGGACCTATGATAGGACCCCAGAAAGTGCTATTTTCGACCGTCTCTTCCACTGGAAAGGATCGACGCCTCCGGACGTTCTTACCGGAGTCACGTTCAAGTTGAGCCAGGATTTTCTCTGACTTCTCATGAGCGTGGCGAAACTTCTTCAAATCCGAGAGAATTGGCTTGATGCCAAATTCCATATTCAAATACTCTCCTCCAGCTTTACCGGAAGAGGGCTTTGTGAACATGGACTTCGTAGGGATGCTAGGCAACCCTTCTCGAAGCTCTCCTAGGAAGGAAGAAGCGTCGGCGACAGGATTGGTTGGAATACAGCGGGATATAAGAGTAGCCCCACGAGCATCCAGAAGAGAAGGATGCAAAGCTGGGCTATCAGTTTCCCACTGAATTTCGTAACCAACATCAAACATCTCACGAAACGAAGGTGAGGTGAAGATGGGTCCCTTGTACCAATACGTCGAAGAACCTCGCGAGAGGTCAACAACAGTAATTGGTGACGTAGGGCGGACTTTGTCCGTGCGAAAATTTCCACCGAGATCCTCATTCACTTTCCCTAATCGGGAAAATGGATGGCCTTCGGACACAGTTCGCTGATGTCCGGAGAGAGTGGATGAGCCGCTTTGAAGCGGACCCATCCATACCTGGTTTTGCCAGGCCTTGCCCTTACCGGGCAAGCGTCTCACTCTCTCATCCATGGAGATCCCCTTGGGGGGTAGTAGGTCAGACTGTGAATGCACTGCAACAGCCTGGGTGTGGCAACGTCTGTCATCGCCGTCTCACCTCAGCCCTCTAAAAGGGCTGACCGTACCCGAGCTTGATGTTGACGGCATCGGGGCGTCCACCACGTGTGAGATGCCTGCTGTCAGCGAACGGCTCTTCGCCTTGTTTCAGCAAGCACTTGAGCAAGGCACCCACTCCGGAAACCAGCGAAGCTGGGATCCGAGCATTGATCCTATACCCCTTAACCAGGGGGGCATGGGTATTAATGCTTATCTTCTCTGGCATGTAGCCAAAGCAGATGGAGTGACGACCAAGCACAGGAGACGTTTCTTCGACGATCGGGTAGTTCCCCCTCAAAAGAGGGAACAACTTGTCGTCTAGAAACTTCGCGGTTTGCCAGAGACCAGCCTTGTAAAGCTGGTTCCTCATGGAAACCGTCGAAACAATCTCCTCCACGTGGGTCAGTTGGGAAGGGAGTCCCCTCCGGCACCGAACGATTGATACGTCGGTACCTCGGAAGTACTCTTTTCCACAAGACTCTCTGAACTCTCCAGTCCAGAAAGACTTGTTCCGGTTCACTCGAAACCCAAAAGTCTCGAGCAAGTCGGCAACTGATTCTGCATACGTCGTGGGGACAATGATATCATCCCCATAGACGCGCACCTGTCCACGGAACCTGTTAAGCAGGTCCAGATCAAACGGGCAATTGAGCTCTTTCGCAATCCCCATCATCGCCACCGTCGAGAAGACGATAGCTTCGATAGGGAACGTCAGAGCTGAACCCATGGACGCGAACTTGGCAAGGCGTATAACGCCAAAGCCCTGAACATCAGCCTTCCGGCTTCTGCAAGAGTCAACCCCTTCCGCAAGGTTGGGAAAGTTCTCAAGCATGAGACGAACAAGCTGATTGGAGACGCGATCAGATGCTTCACTCAGGTCGAGTGTAGCCAAGGAACCATCTCTGGATCCTTGTTGAGCCATACGCTGGTTAGGCGTTTGGTCTTCAAATCCGACATACCCATAACCCGGGTTCGGGAATGGGGCGCACCTGAGACTCTCAACAGAGGGAGACTCAAGGTACTGCACGAACTTTGCCATAAGCCCCTGCTGCACGTACTGCATGCAGGTAGGCTCAATAGCAATGATTCGAGGCGTCTTCAGCGTCTTGGGGACAGCAACGACCCTTACGGGCCGTTCATCCCCGGGTTCGAGGAACTTGACACGGGAAAGGACATCGAAATGATGCCTTGGAGATGGAACCAGGAAATCCCCAAAGGGGAAGACCCGATCCAACCTCTCAGTCCACTCTACCTGATCGAACTTGTTGTTGCCAACAAGCTTATCGGCGGTGGCTCCCGGACCATGCTTTGGGATGATGTTTCCGTTGTAGACGTCTTCGTCTACCTGCTGAAATACCCATCCCCACATGATCAACGACGCATCCTTGAACTCCTCCGAAAGGTGGAGGGGGAGGTTTGCATCGCTTCGTCGAAGTTCCTGCTCACACTCGACATAAGCCCTCATAGCTTGCTCCACCCTAGCATCACTGCAGGGCGTAAGCATCTTGCCAAACATCAGCGTGAGCTGGCGTATGGCGAAGACCGCTTGAGGGTCTGGATTGTCGAGCAATTGCCCATCGACACGATTGAACACACGACTCATGAAGCCTGAAAGAAATTTCGGCATCATTGGGTCGCCGTCACGACTGGTATGCTTCGACCAGCCGCGAAAGCGGTCCTTGGAGATCCAGCCATCGTCAAGACTTTTTTCGAAGTCTTTGGCGAAAGCCGGTAGGGTAATCGTGAGAAACGATTCCCCTTCGTGTTCCAACCGCCCCATGACGGTTTGAAGATCATGGGTGGTGACGACAGCGCAGACACATCCGGCACTCAGTTCTTCGAGTGCCACTTGCCAGAGCTGTAGCAGTTCTTCCTTCATTCTCTGCTCTCCTAACAGAAAGCTAGTAGATGACAGGAACCTGTGTCACAGTTTGACCAACAGCACTACATCACACCCCCTCCCCCGCATGTCGAAGCGGGAGAGGGGATGATCCGTAGTCCGCAAGAAGGCTTAGCTCTCTCCACCGATCACTCGGGTGAGAAGGCCAGCCTCGTTGAGTTCATCCACAAGTGCCTTGGTGTTCTTCTCAACCTCGCTCGTCGTAAAACCGACAGTCGGGTGGTCGATCACCAGGTAGGCGCTCATGGAGTACTCGCGGTTGGTGCCCTCCAGGAAAGGATCGGCAGCAACCTTGCGGAAGTCCAGTCGGACGGTACGGCGATTCCGCTTCCCATTCTGATGGGAAATGGTGTACCGGAGTGCACCGTCTGCAGTCGAGTAGACAGCAGACGAGGCACCGATACCAACTCGCGGAAGCGAGTTGGCAACGCCGTCGACAGAAACGGACTGAGGGTCAGAAAACATGACAAAGCTCCAGACTGAATGTGATATTCGGTTGTTGTTGAGTTGTGTGACGTGTGATTACGTCATCTGCGTTGGGACAGACCCAATGCAGCGAGGATGGCCAACTGTCTTCCCGAGAGGGAATCCAGATTAAGGCCAAACCCATAGGGCGTTGCCTTCTGTCTCTGCTTGGTTTCCCAAGTGTAAGAGTTTGAGAAGGTCAAAGGCATATAGTCCCCTTGAACAGGGACCTTGCCTTGCCACGTCTCCGTGACCTCACGTGTCGTATGGCACATGACGTATCCGTAGCGCAGCACGAGCCCGTCTTCTGAGAACGAACGGAGATTTGAAATAACATCTCCATAGTTCGCAACCCAGTCGGCGAGCCAGCTCCAGGGTGTCAGTTGATAGAATGTTGCGGCGTCAGGAATGACACCATACAACATATCCATCTCCGCTATAGTCTTCCTCCAACCTTCCTTTTCAGGAAGGTAGTAGGTGAAGGCGCCGCTAAACCAAATGCGACGCTTCGTTTTGACTGTGCGGGTAACTGTACCACCCGTGATAAGATACGGATCGAT